CATGTGTTTCTTAAGTAAACTTACCCAAACGCCATCATAGAATCCATCACGCATACATTCTGTGCCAAACTCTTGTAACACTATTCTTGGTGTAATCGTTCTACCAGTTTCAGCAGTCCAAAAATTGTCAGTCTGCTCTCTCCAATGTCTACTTTCATCTGTGTCGCCTTCGAGCATTTCTCTATCCCAACCAAAAATAGTTGCTACACCATCTTTCAATTTATCAGCGAAACTAACTTTTTTAAAACCTTGTTCTACAAGTATATCAGCAACTGTTCCTTTACCGCTACCTATAAGTCCACAAATACCAATTATCATTTTAGACCTACTACTCTAAGATGTTTAAGTGTTTGTTGTAACAAATCAATTTGCCTTCGGCAATCTTCAAGTGCATGATGACTTGCACGTGGTTTTGGCAAATCAGGATATAAACTATACACTGTACGTGCATCTCTCACATTCCAGAACTGCCAAGGCACAGGAAGTTTCAATTGCTTATATGCATTCTCCAGTATTACCATATCAAATGTTGTACCATTGGCCCACGTAAGATTACAATGAAAACATATCTTGCTGAGTTCTTCTAGTGCTTGCTGTAAAGGTATTCTACCCTGTTCTCCAAATGCTTCGTCTTGTGCTTCTTTAGGTTGTGTGGCCCACCATTCAACAGTAGCGTCATCAACTTCTCTATCAGGTTGACTGTCAACATCAACTCTGGCATAGTAATCTTGTTTTTGATAACCAGTGCTTAAAGGATCAAAGGTTTGAGCGGCGATTGTAAGTATACAGGCTTCTGGTCCTGTTCCTACAGTTTCTATATCTATCATAATATCCATCTTATAATAGTAACAGAATTTAGATAGATGTCAACCTATTTTTTAGTTTTTACAGTTTTTCTAGTTCCAACCGTGCCTTTGAGGCTGGTCTTTGGTGGTTTATATGCACGTTGAACTTTACCACCCGATGATACAGTTTGTTTACGTATCTTATTAAGCATGCCTAGTAGTTTACTTGCTGGATTCACACGTTTAGTTTTTTTGGCTTTACGTGCAGCCTGTTTGCTTTTGGTCTTACGAGTCACTTTCATTTGTGCTCTACGTTTTTGATCTATAGGACTATCGCAGTCTTTGGCGTTTCCGACCACTCGTCCGCGTCTAGTACCACTTGTACAACGCCATTTTGTTTTTAGTTTGTTACCAGTTCTACTAAACACCATTTCATGTTCAGTAATGAATTCTTCTGCTCGCATTAACCAATTACCCAGGTAAGCGGTTGCGAACCATCAACATAGTTTTTAAGTTCTTCGATTTTGGCATCCATGATAGCAGAACCTTCTGCCTTCATCTGTGCACCATTCAAAGCAGTACCACCTTGTGGTCCAGCAATGGTTGCAAACTTTTCTCTAGCTTCACCAATAATCAGTTTACAGTTTCCAATCATGTAGTCTTTTATCCACTGTGATGTAGAAAAGTCTGTTAATAGTTGTACCTCAGGACGTAGATTATAGCACCAGAGCAGTACAACTTCTCCAGACCCTTTGATGTCACGCATTATTGTGATCTGCTTTGTTGCACTATTAAAATTATAGTTTAAGAAACCACCAAACATTTTCGCAGTTAGTTCTACATACTGACTGTAAAAATCATAGGTAGCAAGCCCTCCCATCTGATTGCCATTTAACAAATATGTGTTAAGTGCTGCAGAACTAAAAGGTTCAAATGCTGAACCTTCTCCGCCATTGCTAAATCCAATTGTACGTCTAAACACCTGCCTAACAGTCATAATTTCGCTTGGCAATGTGTATATGTTTGTGTCTTCTCTAAGAGTTAGAAAGTTATAACTTTCTTCAAATGCATTTTCTGCCCTTTGTCGATATACGCCAATAGCTCTTTGATAAGCACTTTCATAATGACTTGCATCAAGTTCAGTATCAATTATGCCTTCGCCTAATTGTAATTTGATGTAATCAAATACTTCTTGTTTTTTGGTGTCTAATGTTTGATCAAGTGTTTCAGTTGCCATAATACCATCCTATGACAGTATTTATGCGGATCACCAGGCCTTTAGTATAACCACATGCTCGTTGCCTCTACCATTGTATTTTATTTCAGTGGCTTTTATATTGGCAAATTGTTTTCTGTTGTTAGGTTTTCCAGCATTCATAAGTTCTTTTAATTGTTCTGATGGTTTACGCAGTGTTTTCTGTACACTCTTATTTGGATCAAAACCTATCACACTGTTATTTTTAATATTGTATGTTTTAATAGTTTCGTCAGCAATAACATATATTAGTTTACGTGTTTTCGTATTGTAAAGCCATGCTTCAGAGCCGTGCACCATTTTTTCTGGACTAACACTTGTTAAATCCAATTCTTCAAACTTTTTTAGATACTTAAATTTTCTTACCAACTGGGCAGGTGTTTTTTGTTTAGCCGGACGTGGTTGTCTATCCGCTTTTTTCACTTGCACATAACTTGCACAATCTGCTACGGCTTTTTCTAAAAACTTTTGCAAACTACGTATTTGTAACTTACCAAGATGACTATAACCTTCTTGTAATTGTGCAATCATGTCTTGTTCTTGTTCTGACATTTTCTCAAGTTGTTTTTTAGTGGGTGGTACCAGCAGTTCGTTTATTTCATTTAACTGAGCTCGTAATGGATTAGCAATAATATCAATTGTTTGGGGTGGGCAACCCTCTTCTCTTAACAATTTCATTACACTATACTTGTCTAAGTCTTTGTAATCACTATTAACAAATTCATCAACTAATTGGTGTACTGCTCCTTCGATGTCATTGGTTTTATCATGCATGTTTTCTTGTATGGTTTTGCGTTCAACTTTTGGTTTTGTATTATCGACAACAAGTTTTGGTGCAGGTGGTGTACGTTCTATTGCTTGTGCGATACTTTTCTTGATATAGTCACTGGTAGGATGTACATCACCAATAGTTCCTGGCAATGTTTGCCAATATGCATTGTGCTCAGGATGTATATCTGGCATGCCTTGACGTAAACATCTAGCATATATACTTGGATATACTAGACCACTGTATCCGTGGCGTTTAATAGTAGCAATGTCTTCTTTGCTATAACCGTTTTCTTTCATCCATGCTAGTAGGTCAGGAAACAATTCGACAGGCTTACGTTCTTGGTAGTACCAATCAACACTGATCATTTTATATCTGTGATATGCTTGGCCGCTCATATCCAATGCAGTGGTCCAGTTTGGATCTTGTGCTTTGCTACGTTGTTTTCTAATAACCGGCTTCTTCTTACGTGTGCCTGGTTTCATTAAACTTTTGCCTTTTGCCATATTTGCTCCTGTATTTCCTAACTGTTTAGTGAGTATAGCATGTATGTAATTATTGTCAACCTAATATAATTTTGTTCTATGTTATAAAAAAGGTTGACTTATTGTATAGATATGTTATTATATATGAACAGTTAGAAATAAGGAGTAGCATAATGAAAAAGAAAGTGCAAATTGTTATGAACTTGGGCTACTATGATGCCAACAATAACTTCAAACAAGAAAAATTTGAAAGTGACAAACATGATAGTGTCACCAGTGCAGAATATGATATAAAGTGGATGATGGAAGTTTCCCTTCCTAAGAATATTAAAATTACTTCTAAAACATACGACTATAAAATTGTTGAATGTTACAAAGATGAATACAAGGACTTAAAATATGCTTAATGAAACTCTTCAACTATACGAACGTCGAATCGATAACTGTTGGCATGCTGCCGATAGTTGTAAAGATGGTACATGGGGCAAAACATTTTGGAGTCAAAATGCAATGTATCTATTACGTAAATTAAACAGTGAACTTAATGGAGAACAAAGATGAAATTTATGTTAATTTCAATGATGTTAGCAAATCCAATGGTGTATGCTAACGAAAAAACCTGTAATGTTGCCGCTGATGCACTAAAAAAAGTCGATATAGAAGCAGTATGTATTCCAGCAGGAGAACAAGCAAAAAATCCAGGAGATGCAATGCTAGAAGGTTTTATGAAGCTTATTGATCAGATGGAAAAAATGCATAACCAAACTATGTCAAAATGAATTCTACTTTACTAGGATTACAATTTGATACTAGCAAGTATCATAAAGGTATACAACTTGTATTAGACTTTAAAAAGTATGAGTTGAGTGTTGTAAAACATGACGGAAGTTATGGTGGTACTCAAGGTTTGTTTGAAATTATGGTAAGAGATTCAAGTGGAGGAGTTGAACTTCCTGGTATCACAGAACCAGGTGATACTGTTAAAGGCTGGCTAACCTTAGAAGATGTAAGTGTTATTTGTAAAAAGTTAATATCAATCACAGGCGTTGAACCAGTTAAGGTCGCCATCTAAGTCCATAAATACAGTAAGAAGGATTACTGTATGCCTAGATTAAGTTTATATCGCCCAAATCGACAAAACGATTACAAGTTTATTGACCGCACTGTGATGGAAATGTATCAAGTTGGCGGTGTTGATATGTTTGTACACAAGTACCTTGGCCCTCAAGTTACTGGTGATGACAGTTCAAGTGTGAGCGGTGGCACACAAGATGCAACACAACCAGCCTATAGTACCGAATCGCCTTTGTTCATTGAAGATTTATTTTTGTTGGAAAACAGAGATCGTAAGTACGATGACGATGTTTATCAAATGCGAGGTGTGTACAATTCACAGGACATAGATTTTGATCTAAGTCAATTTGGATTGTTTTTAAACAACGACACACTGTTTATAACTTTTCATTACAACTTTATGATAGATACAATTGGTCGTAAACTTATGAGTGGAGATGTACTTGAACTACCAAATCTTAAAGACTACAATCCTCTTGATAGTAATATCGCTAGAGCTATACCTAAGTACTATGTAATTCAAGATGCAGCCTTTGCTAGTGAAGGATTTTCGCAAACATGGTTGCCTCACCTATGGCGTGTTAAAGCAACACCACTGGTAAGTGCTCAAGAATATAACGATATACTGAAAAAACCATTCGAAGTTGAAAACATCTGGGATAATGGAAACTATTATCCTAGTGGAAGTATTGTTTTATACAATAACAGTTATTATAGAGCTATAAAGGATGTAGATCCTGGTGTAGAAATAACCAGTACTGAACACTGGCAAGAATTTTCTCCAGCAAGTGAACGTGACACCTTTGGTACAGTACAAAAAGATCTTGAAATCAATGATGCTATATTAACACAGGCCGAGTACGAAGTTCCACTTAGTGGATACGATACTGTTAAATTTTACATTGTTCCAACAAACGAAGACGGTTCACCAGCAGATCCAAACAGTTACACAGTTGACAATAATGGTATTACAGTTGATACAACAAATGTAGATGTTGATGGACAACCACAATCACCAAGAGCAAACGGTTACACACTGGGTTATCTAACCGGAGATGGATTAGCACCAAATGGATTACCTGTAACACCAGGTATTAGTTTTCCACAAAATCCACAAGAAGGCGACTTTGCACTAAGATTAGACTATTATCCAAACAGACTTTTTCGCTATAGTGGTACAAGATGGATTAAGTACGAGGACGATGTGAGAACCAACTTGACACCAGGCGATATAACAAAAACAGTTGCAAATTACGGAAACGTAACTTCACAAACACAACGCAGTAGTTTTGTAAACAACACAAACCAAACTGCTACTGAAGATCGTGGTAATATTCCAGAACGTCAACCATTGAGTAAGTTGCTTAAACCACAGGCTGATAACTAATGCAACAATTTTTTTATGACGAACAGATACGTCGATTTCTACTGCAAGTTACCAGGGTCTTTTCAAACTTTCAAGTAGAATACGGTTATGAAACTGACAATCCTCAAAAGAAAGCCTTATATAGAGTTCCGGTTCGTTACGGTGATGCAACAAGACAAGCTCAAACAATACTGCAACAAAATAGTGCCAACAGTTTACCCAGCACACCTCTTATGACATTTCATGTAACAAACCTAAATTACGCAAGAGATAGAATACAGGAACCATACTTTGTTGAAAAACAAAATGTAAGACAACGTTATTGGGATACAGAAAGTGAGTCCTATGAAACAACACAAGGAACAGCCTTTACAATAGAAAAGCTAATGCCTGTTCCTTATGATTTGGAAATCAATGTTGATATATGGACATCAAATACCAATCAAAAATTACAAATACTTGAACAAATACTGACACTTTTTAATCCAGGGTTAGAAATTCAAAGCACAGATAACTTTATAGACTGGACAAGTTTAAGTGTGATGTACCTCGAACAGGTTACCTGGAGTTCAAGAAATATACCTCAGGGAACCGACGATCCAATTGATATTGCAACATTACGTTTTGTGATGCCTATATGGATAAGTCCTCCGGCAAAAGTTAAAAAACTTGGAGTTGTTGAAAAGATTATTGCTAGTGTGTACGACGGTACAGGTGATATGAATGAAGCAATATATGATAGTGATTTATTGCTAGGAACAAGACAAAAATTTACACCTTTCAATTACCAAACTCTTTTGCTTGGAAACAAACTACAGGTACTTGAGCCTCAGGCAGTTGTAACTAACAATAGCGGAGTTCAAGTGCCAAGTGCACCTCCGAGCAATCTACTTTGGCATACTGTAATTGATCTATATGGAAGTTTACGAGCTGGTATAAGTCAAATTAGATTAGACAATCCATATGATGATACACAGATTATTGGTACAGTGGCATATGATCCTAGTGATGATAGATTTTTATTGTTTACAGTTGATACTGATACAATACCTCAAAACACATTAAATCCTATCAATGCAATTGTAAATCCACAAGCAAAAGGTCCTGGCACTATCAACGGTCTTCCAAATTCTGCAAGTGGACAAAGATACTTGTTTGTAAATGATACAGGAAACGGAAGTGATACCAATCCTGGGTTTGCTGAAGCTTGGCGTGGAACTGATGGATCAACATTGGTTGCTAATACGAATGACATTGTAGAATACAATGGTGTACGTTGGAATGTTGTATTTGACTCAAGTAACGAGAGCAATGTACAATATGTAAGTAACCTAACAACAGGTGTTCAATATCGTTGGGCCAACAATCAATGGCTAAAAAGTTATGAAGGACTCTATCCCGAAGGTGAATGGAGTATTGTGCTTTGATCAATGCAGTAGGTGTATGGTTTTACAGTGTCAAAACCAACCGTTACCTTTATTTACTTCGTAACGATGCAAAAAATCCTGGGTGTTGGGGTTTACCAGGTGGTAAAGTCGATGATGGAGAAAATTTGCAAGAAGCAATGACACGTGAATGCACAGAAGAAATTGGACTATGGCCCGATACAATTAAACTGGTTCCAATTGAAAAATTTACCAGCATTGACAATAAATTTTCTTACCATACGTTTCTTTGTTTAATAAAAGAAGAATTTATCCCAATATTAAACAGTGAACATCATGGATATTCCTGGATTAAATCAGGAGTTTATCCTAAACCAT